GGCATGGCCATATTGACCCTGACTTGTTTGGTGAACAGGTTCTGTATGATCTTGGAACATACTACATGAATGCTTTGATTGGTGTAGAGTCAAATAACCATGGTTTGACAACCCTCAAGGCTTTGCAGCGTGCAGGATATAAGAATATCTATAGGCAGCGTCGTCTTGGTAGGCGTGTTCCTCAAGCTACTGAGGTTTTGGGTTGGCGTACTACTGCAGCGTCTAAGCCGTTGGCTATTGACGAACTTGGGGCTGCTATCCGTAATGGTGAGATTGGTTTGTATTCGGCTGAGACTATTGCAGAGTTGAGAACTTTTGTTCGTGAGGACAATGGTAAGATGCATGGTTCTCCTCATGATGACCGTGTTATGTCGTTGGCGATTGCTAATCAGATGATGCATCATGTGTGGCTTCCAGAGTACATGCCTAATAATGCTCCTCCGAAGCATTCTATGGCATGGTTTGAGCAATTTATTGCTTATGATGAGAAGCCTAAGAAGGTTATTGGTTCTTTTAATACTCGCAGGTAACGATTTCTGCATCTTTTGATGGTCTTTACTTGCAATACATGTCAAAACGAGTTTGAAAGCGACGAGATTCCTCGTCGTGGTTCTATTTGTTTTCGTTGTCATATTAGAACTATTGATTTTGGCTTTACGCACGGTAAAGAAAACTTTCATGGTCCTACCATTGCAGAACGTCAACGCCATCAAGTAAGTCAGGCAGCTGCTGCTGGTATTACTGCCGAACCAGTAGGTCAGAGGTGGGTGTGATCTGATATGGAATGGATTATCCCGATAGCTGTAGCTGTCATCTCTGGTCCTGTTGTTGTGTTGCTACAGCAGTTGCGTAAGGAGAATACGAGTCAGCATGCAGAATCTAGGGGTTTGTTGGAGCATCTTGTCAAAAAAGTTGACAAGATCGATGAAAAGCTTGATGATCATATTGATCACCCTAGCCATCATGAAAGGAAGCACATCGCATGATGAAGCTTAGTCAAGGTAATGTTCGGGCCTTAATCCGTTCTGTTGTTGTTTTGGTAACTGCTTTTGGGCTTCAACTCAGTGGCGAGCAGGTTGCTGCTATTCAACTTGTCATTGAATCTGTAATGCGTATTGCATACTCCAAGAAGGAGTCATAATGGCCCGTACACCCAACAGGGATATTCTCGCTAATATCGTCGCTATATTGACCAGTCAAAGAAATGGCGCAAGGAAGAAAAGCACGATAAAACTTGGCGACGCATGATTGATTTGTATCGTGGTCGTCATTATGAGCATATGTCTGATGAGGACCGCATGCTTGTAAACATGGCGTTCTCTACGGTTAATGTCATCGCGCCTAGCGTTGCTGTTAACCACCCAAAAATCACTGTTGGCGCACGTAAGCCTCAGGACGGTGACCGTGCTGTTATTACTGAGGCGATTATTAACTATTGGTGGAGGCATTTTGATTGCCAGTCTGCTTTGCGTCGTGCTGTTGATGACAATCTGATTATTGGTCATGGCTGGTTGAAGGTTGGTTATCGTTTTGTTGAGGAAGAACGTGTGGTGGAAATGTCTGCTGTTGATTCTTCTTCTGATGTTGTCGATGTTAATGTTGATGGGGCTAATGTTGAGACGGAAATGGTGATCCTTGAGGATCGACCATTTGTTGAGCGCGTCTCCCCATTTGATGTTTTTGTTAATCCAGAGGCAACGTCTATTGAGGATATTAGGTGGATTGCTCAACGTATTAAGCGTCCTTTGCGTGACGTTCAGAACGATAAGCGTTATAACCGTAATGCCCGTATGGATGCACAGCCTAGTTCATATACAAAGTGGGATGATGAGGTTCAGTCTGCACGGCCAAACCGTAAACCTACTGATGCTTTTGTTGATGTGTGGGAGTTTTACGATGTTCGCAGCAACACAATGGCTGTGTTTTGCGATGGGGGTGAGAACTTTCTGATTAATCCACGCAAGATTCCTTATGCGTTTGGCCATCCTTTTGTTATGCTCCGTAACTACGATGTTCCCGAGCATTTCTATCCTCTGGGTGAACTTGAAGCTATTGAACCTTTGCAGCTTGAATTGAATGAAACACGTACTCAGATGATGAATCATCGTAAGCGTTTCGCTCGTAAGTGGCTATACAAGCAATCAGCGTTCGACGTTGATGGTCGTTCAGCTTTGGAATCTGATGAAGATAACACTATGGTTCCTGTTATCGGTGACGAGCCATTGGGCAGTGTTATTACTCCTATGCCTGCCGTTATTAACCCACCAGATATGTACAACGTCTCTAATATGATTCTTAGCGATATTGACCGTATCAGTGGTGTTGGTGAGTTTATGCGTGGTGGTGTGTCTGAGATTTCTCGTACAGCTACTGAGGCTGCGATGATGCAGGACGCTATGAATGCTAGAACGTCTGACAAGCTGGCTGAAATTGAACGTGGTATTTCTCGTTGTGCGCGTCGTTTAATTGGTTTGGCTCAACAGTTTATGACTGGTGAGCAGGTTGTTCGTGTTGTTGGTTCAGGTGCGATGCCTATTTGGGTTACGTTTGACCGTGATTGGATTGCTGGAGAGTTTGACTTCGAGGTTGAGGCTGGTTCTACGCAGCCTGTGAATGAGTCTTTCCGTCGCCAGATGGCTTTGCAAATGGTTGATGCTATGGCTCCATTTATTAGTATGGGTGTTGTTGATCCTGCTGCTTTGGCTCGTCATGTGTTGCAATTCGGTTTCGGTGTGAAAACGCCTGAGGCGTTTTTAGGCAACGCTGGTATGCAGGCTGGTCAACCAGGCGCACAGCCTGGTATGCCTGCGACTTCTGGACAGGGTGGGGAGACACAGATGCCGATGCAGGATGTTCCTACTGGTGGTATGCCTTTGCCTAGTTCTATTCCACCTCAAGTTTTGGCTGCCATTCAAAGTGGTGGTGCCGAGTTAAATAACATACAATAGGTAACGATAATACTCATCTACTAGAGCAACCTTGGAGGACTCTGTGAGTGAAAATGAAATGACCGATGTGTCTGAGGCCCCATCTTTTGATGGACAAGTCGAAGAAGGAGTGGTCGAAGCAACGGAAGAAGTTCCTTACTTCAACGCCGATGAATATGCTAATTATCGGGTAAAGCTACCCGTAGCAGGCGAAGAGGTTGAGGTTCCACTTTCGGAAGCACTTGCTGGCTATCAGCGTCAAGCGGATTATACCCGTAAAACGCAGGAGTTGGCAGAACAACGAAAAGAAGTTCAATTTGCTGCAGCCATTCAACAGGCTTTGGAGAATGATCCTGTAGCGACAATTCAACTTTTGACTGAACATTACGGTGTTAATAATCAGGCAATGTCAGATGATGACGACCTGTTTATTGATCCTGCAGAGCGTCAGTTGAGAGAGCTTGAAAGCCGTGTGCGTTCTTTTGAAGAGGCACAAGCTATGCAGGAATTGGAACGGAACATCAATACGTTGCAACAGAAGTACGGTGAGGATTTCGATCCTAACGAGGTTGTTGCTCAGGCTTTGGCTACGGGTAATGACGATCTTGAGGCCGTCTATAAGATGATTGCTTTTGACCGTTTGGTTGCTAAGCAGCAGGCATCTACTCAGTTTGCTCAACAGCAGGCTGCTAAGGAGAATGCTGCTTTGAACGCTAAGCGTGATGCTGCAATTATTGAGGGTGGGTCATCTGCTCAGGGTACATCTGTTGGAATCCAATCTATTTCATCTATCAGGGATGCGTTCGCAGCAGCGAAACAGCAACTTGGTATTAACTAACGGAGGAAACCCAAATGGCATTTGCTAATGGAACTAACTATGATGCGTTGCTTTCAACAACGCTTGCTAACTACCGTGACAAGCTCACGGACAACGTGTTCACTGCACGTCCACTTACCTACTGGCTGTCAAGCCGTGACCGTATCCGTACCGAAACGGGTGGCACAAAGCTTGTTGAACAGCTTATCTACGGTAAGAACACGACTGTAGGTTCATACGCTGGATACGACACCATTTCGCTTGCACCACAAGAAGGTGTAACGGCTGCTGAATACGACTGGAAGCAGTACGCTGCATCTATCGTTATCAGTGGTATCGAAGAAGCTAAGAACAATGGTGAACACGCCATCATTAACCTTCTTGAATCAAAGATCATGCAAGCTGAAGAATCACTTCGTGAAGGCTTCAACGTCATGTTCTTCGGTGACGGAACTGGCAACTCAGGCAAGAACTGGAACGGTCTTGGAAACATTGTAGAGGCAAACGTGGCTCTTGGTGGAATTGACCCTTCAATTTCTGGCAACGAATACTGGAAGTCATACGAGGACAACACTGCTGGTGCTTTGACCCTTGCACAAATGGCTACTGCATACAACACAACTTCTGTTGGTAACGACCACCCAGACGTGATCCTTACCACACAGGGACTGTACGAAAAGTACGAGTCGTTGTTGCAGCTACAGTTGCGTTACACAGACACCAAGACTGCAGATGCTGGTTTCCAGAACCTGTTGTTCAAGGGTGCTCCTATCATGTATGACGTTCATGCTCCTGCAGGTACAATGTTCTTCTTGAACTCGAAGTACCTCAAGCTTGTTGGTCACACCGATAAGTGGTTCACACAGACTGAGTTTGTTCGCCCTGAGAACCAGGACGCACGTATGGCTCTTATCATGTGCTACGGTAACCTTGTTTGCTCGAACCGTGCGAAGCAAGGAAAGCTCACAGGCAAGACTGCCTAATTGTGCTTGGATTGGGGAGGGACTTTCGGGTCCCTCCCCTTTTCTATATGTAACAAACCACCCTTTAGGGTATGAGTAAAACACCTGCACATGCCCTTTATGGTGAACCAGTAAGTGGTATCCGCCCTGCCCAGGCTGCCCCTGGGTCAAAAATGGCTCCTCCTAGCGCACCATATATTGGTCGCAATCGTTGTATCGCTAATAATGATACTTGCGAGGGGCCTAAGGCTAAAGGCACTGATTATTGTGCTGGTCATCTTGCTGCTATTTCGAAAGGCAAGGAAGTTTCTTGAGTAATGTTAATGAACTGATTCAGTTGGTCCGTGATATTACGGACCTTGATGAAGCTGACTTGCCTGTTGCGTTGATTCGTACCTATATTAGAGATGGGTATGATCGTGTTATAAACCTGGAACGTCGCTGGCCGTTTTTTGAAACGTCAGCTACGTTAAGCACTGTTTCGGGTCAGCGTGATTATCCTTTGTCGTCGATTGCTAGTGGCACATTCCGTGAGATTACGTCGATTGTTGATACGTCGATGGCTGGTAATCGTTTAAGTTTGGTTTCTATTGATGATGCTGAACGTGTTTGGAATGCAGCGTTGGATTCACCTAGTCGTCCTTTGTATTTTGTTGAATGGGGTGACAACATTAAGTTGTACCCTAAGCCTGATGCTGTTTATCCGTTAAGTATTCGTGGGTATCGTAAGCCTACTTATACGTGGGTTACGGACGCTAACGTGCAGGTTGATTGTGATGAGCGTTTACATACTGCTTTAGCTTATTATGCTATTTCACAAGCGTACAAACGCCAGGAAGATACAGAGATGGCGAATGTATATAAACAGTCTTTTGATGAGGCCGTTGGATTGGCCCGTGGTGAACTTATGCGTTCTCCCGCTCATCGCCCGATGATTTTTGCTGGTGGCTCACCTCGTTTTAATGAGAATTACTGGCTTCAGCAGCTTGCTAGAGGTATGGGTCAGTGAGTCGTATTAATGTTTTGCGTCAGGATGATTTTACTGGTGGGCTGAATCTTCGAGCCGACCAGTTTCAACTCGCTAATAATGAGTCTCCTAAGATGCTTAACATTGAGATCGACCCTAGGGGTGGTGTTTTTAGTCGTGGCGCTATGCGTCGTATAAATACGACGAATATTTCTGCGCATTGGTCGCCACGTTCATGCATGGCTTTTTATGGTTCTAGTAACTTTTTGATGTTGACTACTGGAAAAGATATTTCTGGTAATGGTAATGTTTTTTGGTCGCTTGGTGGTGATTTTACTCCTTTGTCTGTTTCTGTGACTGCAGAGGCTGGCGCTTCTATGGCTCCTTGGGGTACTAAACTTTATATTGCTCCTGGACGAAACACAGCTAACTGTGTTCGTTGGGATGGTTCTACCGAGACTTCTTTGACTGCTAATGGTGGCACTGTTTGGCAGAATGATTATGACCTTGCTATTGGTGGTCATATGCCTAGGGCTGAACTTGCGATTGTTCATGCTGGCAAGTTGTTTGTTGCTAATACTTTTGAGAATAGTGTTGCACAACCTAATCGTTTGCGCTGGTCGCATCCTAATAAGCCTGAGGATTGGGCAGAATTGGATCGTATTGATGTTACTACTGGTGGTGAGGGGATTACTGGTTTGGCTTCGTTTAACGGCCAACTTCTTATTTTTAAACCTCATGCTGTTTTTGCTTTGTTCGGTTTCGATAGCGATTCTTTTCAAGTTGTTGAAGTTTCTCGAACTGTTGGTGTGCTTCGTTCTCACTCTGTAGTAACTACGGAGTATGGTGTGTATTTCTTTTCGTATCCTGATGGTTTATTTTTTTATGATGGTCAACGCATGACGGATGTGTTTGAACACATTCGTCCTGCGATTGTTAATGGTTTTGTTCCTCCTATTGCTGCTGAGGAAACTTATGTTTCGTATATTAATCGTCGTATCTGGGTATCTCTTCCTTATAGTGAAACTTCTACAGTAACTACTCCTAGTGCTGCGTTTGTTTTAGACCCCACGATTCGTGGTCGTGCTGGTGGTGCTTGGGTTATGTTCAGTGTTGGTGATGGTACTGCTAACTATGGCGAGAACAACAGGCATTCTGTTGCTGTTGGTTGTTCTTGGATTCGTGATGATGGTACTGTTCGCCATGTTGCTCCTCACGCGACACAGGCTCAGGTTTTGGGTGTTGATCGTTATGACCAGAATGAGGATAATGTGACGGGTACTTCTCGTCCGTTTGAGTCGTTGTATCGTACTCGCTGGTTGGATGCTGGTTCTTATAGTCAGAAGAAGATGTTTCGTCGTCCTGATTTGATTGTTAAGCAGGTTGCTACGCCGATTAGTATTAATGTTGAGATTTATGGTGATTATGAGGAGGCTGAGGGGTCTGAGGTTAAATCATATACGGTGACTGTTCCTGCTTCTTCTAATGGTTTTACTTGGGGTTCTAGTAAATGGCTTGAAGCTAATTGGGGTGCTGCTAATACTGGTTCGCAGATTATGACTGGCCGTAATATTGGTTTGGCTAGAAGTGTCCAGATTGAGTTTTCTAATGTTGTTACGAATGTGCCTCAGTCACAAAAATGGGGTTTAAATAGTTTCTCGTTGAAATATATTCCTAGGAGGGTTAAGTCATAATGGCTGTTTTGAATATTCCTTATGTTTTCACTAACAATACTATTGCTAATGCTATTGAGGTGAACTCTGACTTTAACGCCATCAAGGCGTTTGTAGAGTCTGCTTTGGTGCAGGTTGATGGTACGGTTAAGGCTGGTACTGCAGCTCTTCAGGATGGTGCTGTTACTAACGCTAAGATTGATTACACTACTGTTCCTCGTATTACTGTTTCTGCTACTGAGCCTGCCAGCATGAAAGCTGGCGATGTGTGGGTGCAAATCTAGTTATGGGTATTCTTAAGGGTCGCAACACATCTGGGGCATGGTCTAATGCTTCTGTTGTGTACGCTTGGAATGCGTCTGGTATTAAGACATACGCTAAGGCTTTGTTTATGCGCAAGTCTGATGGTACGTGGGAGCGTGGTTGGACTGATTGCCGACAACATGATGCTGCTGGTGGGCGTGACTGGAATCCACCCACTTCTAGTAGCGTCACAGTTTCTTGTGGAAGTTGTGATGATTGTGGAACAAATACAAAAGTAGTTACAACATATACTTACACAAAAGATGGTTGTCCTAGTTATACGAGAACTTCTGAAACATCTTGTACTGGATGTACAGGTTCATGGTCTGCCGACACAACAAGTGAAGTTAACTACAGTGGTCAATTACTTGCCTACACAGGAACACCTGGATACTATGCCACACAGATAGGGTACAGTTGCAGGTCATGCCCAACTGGATGTGCAGGTTTTGGTGAATACTATGTCACTATATGTTCAGTAACAGGAGCAAGAAGGTTCACTGAACTTAGTTGTGGTCCGTGCCTCAATGTTTTCGGAACACCCTGCTAATTAGGAGTAATAATGGATGAAGTAATTTCAAAATGGCTAGTTATTGAAGTTGAAGGTGAGGCTGCTTTGCGTTTCCCT